GCCATTGCGGTGGCTCCTGTGAATCATGGAGCCTGTAGTGTGCGCAGGGCCGGCGGTCGGGATCCTGACCAAATGAATTTTTGTTAAAAAACGGCCCTATTTAACATAATGACCGTTACGCGCACCACGCGATCGGCACTCGTTACTGGTTTGGCGTGAAGAGGTTATTTGTTGCGGTTTACTGGCGGGGAGGCGTAAAAATTGACTGCATAAATCGTGCATAAAACAGGGCGTTTTTTGCATAGCGTTTTTAGTCGGTGAACGCCCTGTTTTTGCAATTTTTCATGATGGCAGGCGCTTTGCCCGCCAGGCGTAAACGAACCGCCGCGATGTGACCTGTGCCGGCAGTTCGGAGCGCGGCCGCTGCGTCACGTAACACCAGAAGTCGATCAGCGCCTCGCCCGTGTGGTGGTTCGGCGCGGCACCCTGCTTCCAGCCGATGATAGCAGACTTCGACACGTCCAGCTCGCGGGCTATTTCCTGCAGCGGGATCCCCGTTCTGGTGATGTCGCTGATCACCCTGAACCAGTCAGTTTTAAACGTTGCGACGACAGGCATAGACCACCTCGCAAAACGCGCGTGCGCGCGAGCATAGAGAGCGGTTTTGTAGTGCTCCTGGCGCCGCTGTATCGCCGTTGTGGAAAGCTATTCGTGATTGCATATCGCTACCCGCAATAAATTACGTGATTTTAAGCGGAACCACTGCCCCCACCTGGAACCACCTTTTTCTAACCTTTCCCCAAATCGACTTATATATATATATGGGGTTTTTAGTAATAAGGTGGTTCCAGTGGTTCCAGTGGTTCCAACTAGCGCACCGCAAGGCCCGCAGTGTGGAACCACCTCCGTTTTTAGGTGGTTCCAGGTGGTTCCACTTTTTCCCAAATTTTGCATTTTTTTCCATCAACACGACGCTGAGCGCGCTTATAACCGCAATTTTGTAAAACATTGCTAATTCGCATTTCTTCGCGCTTTCCGATATGGCTGGGATTTAAGCCAATCGCATCACGCAACACGTCGCTGGCGCGTAAAAATTCGCAATTTCGCGGAATGTCGTTCGTCATCAGGTCGGGCGTGTCGAGCCATTTCTCGACCGTTTCGAGCCACGCGTCCTTAATGGTGTACTGCTCATGCACGCTCGCGCCGAGGCGTTCAGCGTCGCGGAACTGGACGCCGCCGAGCTGCTTAAACGTCTCGCGGGCTTCCGCCCACAGCAACAGCAGGTCGAGCTTAATGGCCTGCACATCGACGCGGGATACCTCGACGGGCAGCCACCGGCGGTTACCGGTCTTGTCGGCCAGGAACTCGTCTTCGTTGGTGGTGCCGATGAACACCAGGCGGCGCGGGAACTGCGTGGCGAACTCCCGGTATTTGGGGATCCAGTTCTCATGCGTACGCGTCACGAACGCCTTAATGGACTCCAGCTCTTTGGTATTAAGGCCGCGCAGCTCGCCTATCTCCGCCACCAGGCGGCCGCGCATCTTGCGCGCGAGGTCATCGTCTTTCTCCGCGAAGGATATCTCTGTGAAGAACGCGGGGTCGGGGCTGAGCGCCTCGACACCAGAGGACTTGCCGCAGCCCTGCGGGCCAACCAGGATCGGCACCATGTCCGCCTTAATGCCAGGCTCCAGCACCCTGCCCGCCAGCGCCGTCCACATGTACATAGACACCGCCCGGGTGTATGGCGTGTCGGCGGTACCGAAGTGGGTGTGGTAGAAGTTCTGGATGCGAGGCACACCATCCCACTCCAACCCGTTAAGCCAGGTGGTGGCCGAGTCGAACGGCTGTTCATCGGCGGCCAGCAGCACCACGTCGCGGATCAGCTCCCGGCCCACCGCTTTAAACCCGCGCTTCTCCATCGTGATGCGCAGGCGGGCGTAATCCGGGTCGGTGAATGCCTGCCACTGGCCGGAGCCCGCGGGGGCGAACATGATTTCGTCGCGGAACTGGTCAAAGCGGATATCCACGCCGGTGAAGTCGGGCCGCATAACGGCCTGGTGCGCGTTGTTGATGGTGGATTCGATGCGCCCCCACTTGTCCCGCTCGAATGCCGGCAGCGGCGCAGGTTCGGCCACGTCGGTGCTGGTCAGATCCTCGAAATCGTCGTCGCGGATGCCGATAGCGTTCAGGAAATCACCGTCGTTACGGTGCGCGCAGCTGGCGTGCAGGCACTTGAAGTGGCCGAGGTCAAACCCGGCCGTACCCGCCGGAAAATACACCGTGCTGGTCGGGTCGCCGCCGGTGCTGTGCCCGTCCTCGAACGGACAGCGGATGTACCGCTCGCCGTTGGCGCCGTCGAGCAGCGTCCAGCCGTTGGCGTCCAGGTATTCCGCCGTCTCATCAGTGGCACCAGGCGTGAACGTTGAGCGGTCGCGCATCTTGCTACTGCCCGCTTCGGTGGTGACGCCCACCGGCAGCGCGTCGGCCAGCCCCTGCCAGAGCGCTTCGAGCTGGTCAGAGGTCAGCACCGGCGGTTCATCCGGCAGGCCGCCGTCCCACTCAATGCGGGCGCCGCTGCCGTGCGTGCCGCAGGCGACAAACTGCTGCCCGTCCGCCAGCAGCTCAATAATACCGAGATCGCCTTCCAGGCGGTGAATGCGCTTGCGGTAATCGCCCGCGACACCCAGCAGGTACAGGCACTTGTTGCTGTTAGCACGCCAGCGCCGCGGGGGCAGCTCGCCCAGCAGCTGCATGAGCAGGTCGCGGATGATCTGCTGCACACCAGCGTCCTCGCTGTCGCAGTCCAGCGCCAGCCAGCCGCCGCCTGTACGCACGCAGACCCCGTAATCAGGCTCTTTCGACCAGCGCGCGAGGTCCTGCTCGGACACAATGTGCGCGGTCCACTGTGCAATGCCTGTTACCAGGCGGTCACGATTATAGCGGCTGGGAGTCTTGCCCAGCGCTTTCAGCTTACTGTCGGGGGAGATGGCCGCCGCCGGGTTACAGACGACCGGCAGCAGTTGGTCCATGCGGCCCAGCACCAGGTCGAAGTGGAACCACTCGTCAGGCGTCGCACCCCAGGTTTTGATATCTGGCATGGGCTACGCCTTATCGTTGGTAGGTTGGCCGTGCAGCAGCCAGTTCGGATCGCATTCCAGCGCCGTGGATATTTCCAGCAGGTAGCGAGGCCGGGCGATAACCCCACTTTCAATTCTGTTAATCGCCTGCTGGCTAACCCCTGTACGCTCAGCCAGCGCGACTTGGGTCATGTTGAGTTCTTTACGTCGCTCTTTTACTCGGGTTGCCAGAGTCATATTTGTTACCTCATACAATTTTAGTGGTATTTAGCAACAACTTAATGTGTTTGTCAAATACAACAAAAATTGTATTAATAGTCAAAACTGGACCACTTTCCATCAAGGAAGTTGCACCATGACTATGAAACCAGAGGAAAAAAAGATGTCTTTAGCCGCTCGCTTTAAAGCCCGTCGTTTAGAACTGGGTATGACTCAAGCAGAGGTAGCTACTACTGCCGGCGTAAGCCAGCAATCGATTGAATCCATCGAAAGCGGAAGAACACGGAAACCACGTAACCTCCTGGAGCTTTCGAAGGCGCTAAAGTGCAACCCTGACTGGCTTCTCAACGGTAAAAACATAATGCCATTGGCCGAAATTAGCTCTCGTCGGATCCCGGTTTTAAGTTATGTACAGGCGGGCGAGCTGACAGAAGCCAGGGACGTGACAGATCTGGCGGGCGAACTGGAATACGTGCTCGCGGATGCTGATGTGCCTGAAAGCTGCTTTGCGCTGAGAATAGACGGTGACAGCATGCAGCCGGAATTCAAGGAAGGCGATATCGTTATTATCGACCCGGATCTTTGCCCGATGCCGGGTGAGTTTGTTGTCGCTAAAAATAATGGGCATGAGGCTACGTTTAAAAAGTATCGCCCACTGGGTATCGGCGTCGACGATTTTGAACTGGTACCGTTAAATCCAGACTATCCGGTGCTGCGTAGCGCCGAAATGAAACTGCAGCTTATCGGCGTAATGATTGAACACCGTATCTACCGTCGCAAACGCTAAAACTAACCCTGCCGCTTAGAGGGCAGTTACGCCCTCTCCTACCTTACTTGTAAAATCCTGCTAACTAAATTCATTTAAATATCAATTACGTGGTATTTTCACAATCAAAATTACCACATTTGTGGTTTACATAATACAACTCAAATTGTAGATTTACCCCAAGTCGAACGGCGCGACTCTAAACCATGCGTCGGAACCGTGGCGGAGCAGGATGCTGGCAATACGGGTTAGTGAATTAATCAAAGGCTTCGGGCCTTTTACTAATCCACTGAAAAAGGTGAACGCGATGGATACTTACGATCTTACGCCGAAAGCGTTACCGGCGTTTGATGTAGTTGAGAACGGCCCCGACGCTATGGACTACGTTGTCGACACCGTCAAAGGTGAAAACTCAGCGCGGCTATGAGCAAGTTCGTATCAGGACCAATACGGCTATCTCGGCTACGGATACACCATTCGCCCCACTCTTAATCCCCTGTAAATGCTGTGTGTGTAGTCTTTGCCCGCTTCCCTGGCGGGCCTTTTTATGCCCGAAAACGCATTCCGCGCAGTGCGTTCCCCGACACGAAAAGGAGCAGACCAATGAAACCTGAACACCTCCACCGGCTGACGGGGCGCGACGTGCTCCGCTGGCGCAGGATTGACCCACTCTCCCGTTTCGTTCTGGCGGTCTCCGCCATTGCGGTTGTCTCTTTCATTCTCCTTGTAGCGAGGACAGTAATATGAGCTTAGAAACCAGTCTTGAACTTAATAACAAGCTGCTGACGCAGCACAACGCGCTAATCGAACGCCTTATCGAAGCGCTGACTACCGGCGCCGCAGTGCAGCCCGCGGCCGCTGCTCAGGTGCAGGAATATCGTGAAAAGGTAAAAGCCAGTGCGAGCGAAGAGCCGAAGCCCCTCGATCTTGAAACGCTGGAATTCGGCGACATTATCGCGCTCGCCTGCTTCAACCCTCGGCCGGTAATGTACACCGATGAAATGTTCCAGCGGGCCATCGCCTACCGCGACGCCGAAGGCGACGCCCGCGTGCTGCAGATCGACGCGCTGGAAATGGCGCTGCGCGGCGTACAGCGCGCGGAGCACCTGAACAAGCCCGCGCTGATGGACCTGTCCCGCCACCTGCTGCGCTTCTGGGACGATCTGCCGACGCTTGCGGAACGCAGGGATTTTGCCGAGCGGCTGCTCGACGCACCGGCTGCCGGACGCGACAGCGTGAAGCCGAAAAAGGCCAGCAGCAAAGAGAAGCAGCAGGTGCGTAAAGGGCCTTTCTACTGGAAACACCCGGAAAGCGAGGCGTTCGGCAGTGTTGACGACATCGACGGTCTTAATGCGCTTCTCGACGACGGGCTAACCGTGGAAATCAATAAGGTCGAATATCTGCAGCTCAAAGAGTCCGCAGATAAGGGCGAAAGCACGACGGCCGATGCACCTGATTACGCAGCGCTGCGCAAACAGGCTGAAGAGTGCATCAAGACGCTGTGCAAGGGCGGTTATCGTGCTGAGGCCGTTGGCATCCTGGACAGCTTCGGCGCCAAAAAGCTGGGCGAAGTTGAAGACAAAGACCTCGCTTCTCTGGTCGCCCAGGCCGAAAAAGCACTGGAGGGCTGATTTATGGAGCCTGGAATTTATTTCGATATCAGCAACGAGGATTACCACGCCGGTGCCGGCGTGAGTAAATCCCAGCTTGACCTGCTGGATAAAGCGCCGGCGCTTCTGGAGTGGGTAAGGGAAGCCCCGGAAGACGAGGAGAAAAAATCCGCACTAGATATGGGAACCGCACTGCATTGCCTGCTGCTGGAACCCGATGAATTCGAAAAGAGATTCATCATCGCCCCGCCTTTTAACCGCAGGACTAACCAGGGAAAGGCGGATGAAGAGGCTTTTCTCACGCAGGTTGCGGAGCGCGGAGCGACGGTAATGACGGCTGAGGAAGGCCGCAAACTGCAGCTGATGAAAGCGAGCGCGATGGCTCACCCTACGGCCCGCTGGCTGCTGGAAGCAAAAGGTCATTGCGAAACCTCGATGTACTGGGAGGACAACGAGACCGGAGAGCTGTGCCGGATCCGCCCGGATAAATGGTTACCTGACCACCGAATCATCGTTGACGTGAAAAAAGTCGCGGATATGGACCGTTTCGCCAGGCACGTAGAAGAATTTCGCTATCACGTGCAGGACGCTATGTACCGGGAGGGTGCGTTGAACGCCACCGGCGAGCGCCATAGTTTCCTGTTCCTGGCTGTTAGCGAAAGCATCGACTGTGGTCGCTACCCCGTCAGGGTGTTCGAGCTGGATACAGCAGACGTGGAAGCCGGGCGAGCTGTATTCCGCCGGGATCTTAACACCTTCCACCGCTGCAGGCAGTCGGACGAGTGGAAGGGTATAGAAGTACTCAAACGGCCAGACTGGGCCCGTAAACAGGATAATGCTCTCATGAATAACGACGACTCAAACTCAAGCAGCCGGGTGCTGGAAGATTTTTCCGTAATCGTCTCACCGCTTGAGCTTCCGCTAACGCAGTTAATAGCCCAGGTAAGCCAGCTCACTCCTGAACATTTGGCCGAGGTTTACAGCCAGCTTCCCCGTATTGAAGATTTTTGCAACGCGGTCCGGGAAAGGGTTGCAGACGATCTTAAAGCCGGGCTGCCAGTGCCGGGCTTCAAACTGGTTAATGAACCCACCGGCGGCCCTGAGTGGAGCGATACGGCCACCGCTGAGGAACTGCTTAAATCATTCCGCCTTAAGCAGGAGCAGCTTTACAACCAGACGGTGATCACCCCGGAGCAGGCAGAGAAACTTCTCAAAGAAGACAGCCCCCGCCGCTGGACGAAAGTCGAAGCGCTGGTCACCCGCGCTGCTGGTAAACCGACCGTGGCCCCCGAATCCGATCCGCGCGAAGCGCTCACCATCAACCCTGTAAACGATTTTGACGACGTATCCGAAGATGCGATCGCCGCTGACCTCATTTAAGGAACAAAATATGAAACTGAAACTGAACAACGTCCGCCTGGCCTTCCCGTCCTTGTTTGAAGCAAAAACAGTTAACGGCGAGGGCGATCCTCGCTTCTCAGCGGTTTTTCTGCTGGACCCGAAGCATCCGCAGCTTGATGAAGTCCGCAGGGCGCTGAAGCAGGTCGCAAAAGAGAAGTGGGGCGAGAAGTGGGAAACCATCTACGGCCAGCTGGAGAAAAAGCTCAACCTGTGCCTGCACGACGGTGACGAGAAGGCCGAGTATGAAGGCTTCCCGGGCAACTTCTTCCTGAACGCGGCTAATAAGGCCCGGCCTACCGTTATCGACCGCGATCGCACCGCACTGGTCCAGGCCGACGGTCGCCCGTACGCTGGCTGCTACGTTAACGCCGTGGTCGATATCTGGGCGCAGGATAATAATTTCGGCAAGCGCGTGAACGCATCACTTAGCGGCGTCCAGTTCCTGCGCGATGGTGACGCTTTTGCTGGCGGCGGTGTAGCAAGTACTGACGACTTCGACGATATCAGCGAAGGCGCTGACGCGGAAGACCTGGTTTAACCCTCCCCCACCCGGCCACGCGCCGGGTGTTTTGCAAAGAGCATCCCCTTTTCGCAAAGCACCCGCGAGGACTATCTATGCCTGAAACTATTCTCTGGGGCGACCTGGAAACCTATTGCGAAATTCCCATTAACAACGGAACCCACGCTTATGCTGAGGGCGTCGAAGTGATGCTGTTCGCCTGGGCCATCGGTGACGAGCCGGTGAGCGTCTGGGACCTGACCGCTGGCGAGCCTATACCCAGCCGTCTGCGCAAGGCGATTGCCGACCCCGATACCCTGCTTTATTTCCACAATTCACACTTCGACCGCACGGTGCTGCGCCACGCAATGCCGGAGCTGGCCCCGCCCGTGGAACGCTGGCGCGACACGATGGTGCAGGCGCTGGCCCACAGCCTCCCCGGCGCGCTGGGTGCTCTCTGCGAAGTTCTGGGCGTCCCGCAGGACAAGGCGAAGGATAAAGAAGGTAAAGCGCTGATCCAGCTGTTCTGTAAGCCACGCCCAAAGAACAGCAAGCTGCGCCGCGCAACCAGCAAAACGCACCCGATAGAGTGGCAGCGGTTTGTTGCCTACGCCGGGCTGGATATCGAGGCGATGCGCGAAGTCTATAAGCGGCTGCCAAAGTGGAACTATCAGGGTGCTGAGCTGGCGCTGTGGCACCGCGATCAGCAGATCAACGACCGCGGCGTATGCATGGATGTGCAGCTCGCACAGGCAGCTATTGAGGCCGTAGACCAGGAGCAGAAACGCCTGGCGAAGCGTACGCAGGTAATGACCGACGGCGAAGTGCAGGCGGCCACACAGCGTGATGCGATGATTAAGCACATCGTCGAATCGTACGGCGTTGAGCTGCCGGACATGCAGCGCAGCACCCTGGAGCGGCGCATCGCCGACCCCGACCTGCCGTCGGCAGTAAAAGAGCTGCTGCACATCCGGCTGCAGGCCAGCACGACCAGCACCAGTAAGTACAAATCGCTGATGAAAGGCATCAGCCGCGACGGCCGTCTGCGCGGCACGCTGCAGTTCTGCGGCGCATCGCGAACCGGGCGCTGGGCCGGGCGTCTATTCCAGCCGCAGAACCTCCCCCGGCCTTCGCTGGAGCAGGAGGAAATCGACGCGGGCATCGACGCGTTGAAGTCGCACTGCGCCGATCTGCTGTTCGATAACATCATGGAGCTGACCAGCTCTGCAATCCGTGGCTGCATCGTCGCGCCGGAGGGCAAAAAGCTGGTTGTCAGCGACCTGTCAAACATCGAGGGCCGCATGCTGGCGTGGCTGGCGGGCGAGCAGTGGAAACTGCAGGCGTTCAGGGATAACGATGCGGGCACCGGCCACGACCTGTACAAGCTGGCGTACGCCAGCGCCTTCGGCATATCGCCGGAGGATGTGACCAAATATCAGCGGCAGATCGGCAAGGTGATGGAGCTGGGCCTCGGGTTCGGCGGCGGCGTGGCCGCGTTTGTCACGTTCGCCCTGGTCTACGGTCTGGATCTCGAAGAGCTGGCCGACGCCGCGCTGCCGAGCATCCCCCGCGATGTGATCCGCGAGGCGCAAAGCTGGTATACCGAGTCGGTGAAGCGCAAGGCGACCTACGGCCTGTCCGAGCGCGTTTTCATCGCCTGCGATTCTCTCAAACGTCTGTGGCGCCGGGCACATCCTGAAACCTGCGATTTCTGGTACCAGCTTGAGCGCGCCGTCCGCGCCGCCATTGCTACCCCGAAAAAAACATTGTACTGCGGCATGCTGAAGCTGCGCCGCGATGGTGCCTGGCTACGCATACAGCTGCCGTCCGGGCGCGCGCTTTGCTACCCGTCGCCGACGATCGAGAAGGGAAACATCACCTACATGGGGATTAA